AACGTCATAGACGCTAGTTATAATCCTCTAAGTGTAAACGAAGATTACTTCTTTCCGCAGACTGCAGAAGGGCGTGGAAGCAAAGTAGAAACATTACCTGGAGGTACTAACCTTGGCGAAATTACTGACTTACGTTATTTTACTAACAAGCTCTTTAGGGCTTTGCGCATACCTAGTAGTTACCTTCCTACTGCCATTGATGAACAACCTAACACAGTTGCTGACGGTAAAGTAGGTACTGCTTATATTCAAGAATTACGTTTTAATGAATATTGTAAACGTCTACAATCCATGATTGTAGAAACATTTGATTTAGAATTTAAACTATGGCTTAACGATCAAGGTATTAATATTGATTCGAGTTTATTTGAACTTAAATTTAATCAACCGCAGAACTTTGCTGCTTATCGTCAATCAGAACTTGACACAGCTAGGGCAGCAACATATGGAACTATTTCTCAAATTCCACATCTCAGCAAGCGTTTTGCCCTAAAACGTTTCTTAGGATTATCAGAAGACGAGATCAAAGAAAACGAAAAATTGTGGAGAGAAGAAAACGGTGCGCAATTACAACCGCCGGCAGATGCAAGTGCTCAACTACGTTCAGCAGGCGTAACGCCAGGTGGAATTTCCGCTGATCTTGGAGCTCAAGCAGCAGAAGCTCCTGAAGATATGGCTGCTGCTGCCGAAGCAGGCGGAGCCGAAGCAGGCGGAGCAGAAGAAGCACCAGCCCAATAATCTAGCCCAGTATAAATACACTATGCTTCTTAACGAATTCTTTTACTTTAACGACAGTTCTAATGCAATGGCTAATGATCGTAGATACGACAGTGGCAAGGACAGTTCTGTGGTTGAAAAAGATGACAAGCGCAAAATTCGTTTAACACTACGCCAAATTAATCAATTGAGATTGCAGAGCGAAGCACACGAAGCAGAAGAAAAATCAGAACTGGGATTTATTCAACAGATGTATGCAACCCCAGTTGAAGCAGAACCCGCCCAATAATACAGCATTTGTCCTAGGAAATGGTCGCAGCAGAATGACTGTTTCACTTCAACCTCTTTCCTCTTTAGGAACAGTTTATGGTTGTAATGCACTCTACAGAGAATTCACTCCGGATGCTTTGGTAGCAGTTGACGTTAAGATGGTCAACGAGATAATTTCATCTGGATATAACAGAGATCACGAAGTTTGGACTAACCCTAACAAGGGGATTATTTCAAAAGATCGTCTTAACATATTCAATCCACACAAGGGTTGGAGTTCGGGTCCTACAGCATTATGGCTGGCCTGTAGCCGAGGACACAAGGACATATATATACTGGGATTTGATTATCAAGGGCTTGGCGGAAAGCTCAATAATGTATATGCAGACACATTTAACTATAAAAAAAGCAGTGATGTAGCTACATTTTATGGCAATTGGCTCAATCAAACTGAGCGTGTTGTGCAGGAATTTAGGTCTACTAGATTCCATAGAGTAATAGAAAAGGGAAATATAATTCCTGACAAATTAGGAGCAATGCCTAATGTCAGTCATTTGACTGTTGAAGAGTTTCAGAAAAAATTTCCTGAAACTATATATGCAGAACAAACCAATCAAAAAAGTGTCATTTAAAGCCATTTTTTAATCTACGTAGTAAATAAAACACAGCCTTAACAATTCAAAGGAGAATACAACATGGCAGACAAAACCTTATTGTCACAGATGCTAGAGCATTTAGTGAACGACGATCAAGCAAAAGCAGAAGAGCTTTTCCACGAATATGTAGTTTCAGCTTCACGTGAAATTTATGAAAATTTAATTGAATCTGAAATTTCTGAAGAAGACGAAGAAGACAAAGACGACGAAGTTGAAGAAGCTTCTGAAGAAGACAAAGACGAAGACGACAAAGTTGACGAAGAATTTGAAGATATCGCTTACGAAGGCGATGATGAAATGGACCTAGACAGCGAAGATCCAACAGACGACCTAGCTGGTGAAATTGGCCCAGAAGAAGGTGACGCAGAAGAAAAATCTGAAGAAGAACTATTCCAAGACCTAGACGCTATTGTAGACGAACTACAAGCTAAGTTCGACGAACTAAAAGGTCACGAAGAAGGTGAAGACGAAATGGGCGGTGAAGAAGGTGGTAACCCATTTGCTAAAGAAGAAGAATTTGATTTAGCTACCGTACGTGAGTACGTAGAAAAAGTTCCAGCTGGTCATGGCGCAGAAAAGAAAGGCGCTGCTGAAAAGTCTGACAACACAAAGTCTACAATTGACAATATGAAGAATGACATGGGCGGTACAACTGCTAACATCCTTTCTTCTAAAGAAGAAGCAGCTACATACGCTGGTCAAGGTCAATTAAAAGGCAATGGCTTGCTAAAAGGAACTGCAAAAGAAGATAATGCTGGTAACATCAATGTCCCAGGCGGCAAAGCTGGTGGTGCTTTCTCTAAGAAAGAACCTGGACATGGTGCTGAGAAAGCTGGTTCAAAAGAATCCGCTGACAACAAGCAAAGCCTTTTCCGTGGTCGTAGATAATAGGATCCAAAAAGGTGAATAAACTTACCCTTAGTGAACATTTGAGTTTCGACCAGGCTAAGATTGTCTTGGAGAGCGAAGAAGGAAGCAACGGCAAAAAGTCGTTGCATCTCAACGGGATTTGCATTCAAGGAGATATCCGAAATGCAAATCAACGTGTTTATTCTTCTCAAGAAATTGGCAAGGCTGTCAAAACGCTCAACGAGCAGATCGCTGGAGGTTACTCCGTACTAGGTGAAGTAGATCACCCGGCAGATTTAAAAATCAATCTTGATCGTGTTTCGCACATGATAACCAAGATGTGGATGGATGGTCCTAACGGCTACGGAAAACTTAAAGTACTTCCAACTCCAATGGGTCAATTAATACAGACTATGTTGGAGTCGGGAGTTAAGTTAGGAGTTTCAAGTAGAGGCTCAGGTGAAGTAGACGGGCAAGGTAATGTTCGAGATTTCGAAATTATCACTGTTGACGTAGTAGCACAGCCCAGCGCACCTGGTGCATATCCTACACCAGTATATGAACATTTAATGAATAACACAGGCGGTTATAAGGCATTTCAAGTAGCACAACAAGTCCAAGGCGACCCAAAGGCACAGAAGTACATAGCAGAGAGTTTAAAGAGAATCATCTCTAAACTCAACTAACTAGGAGAATCACATGCTAGACATCGTTAAACAATTGTTTGAAAACAATGTGATTTCCGAAGAAATAAAATCGGAGATTGAAACCGCTTGGACAAGCAGGATTCAAGAAAACCGTGATCAAGTCACTGCTGAACTACGTGAAGAATTCGCACAGAAATACGAGCATGATAAGGGTGCAATGGTAGAAGCTGTTGAGGGAATGCTAATGGATCGCTTACAAGCGGAACTTGGTGAACTCGCAGAAGACCGCCAAGGACTCATCGAAGCTCGCGCCAAATATGCAGCAAAAATGACAGATGATGCTAAAGCATTAGAGTCATTTGTGCTAAACAATTTGAAAAAAGAACTGGCAGAATTACACGAAGATCGCAAAGCAGTTGCATCAAATGTCGCAAAATATGAATCATTTATTGTGGACGCACTAGCGAAAGAAATCGCAGAATTCCACGCAGATAAGAAAGACCTAGCAGAAACTAAAGTACGTTTAATCCGTGACAGCAAAGCTAAGTTTGAGACTATCAAGAAAGATTTCATTGCACGTTCAGCACAAATCATTGAAGAAACAGTCGCAAAAGGACTTAAATCTGAAATGACTCAACTACGTGAAGACATTGAAGCAGCTCGTAAGAACGACTTTGGACGCAGAATTTTTGAAAGCTTCTCAAGCGAATACGCTGCAAGTCATCTAAATGAAAAATCTGAAACTGCTAAACTATTAAAAGTAGTTAAAGTTAAAGAAGCAGAATTAGAAGAAGCAGCTAAAATTGTTGCAGAATCACAAAAACTAATAGAAAGCAAAGAAACAGAACTACGTATCGCTAAAAACCAAGCAACTCGCAAAGAAGTAATGGGCGAATTGTTAGGACCTTTGAGTGGTGACAAGCGTTCAGTAATGGGCGAACTATTAGAATCAGTACAAACTGAAAAATTACGCTCAGCGTATGACAAGTACCTACCAGCAGTAATGAACGGTGGTACACCAATTAAAAAAGCATTAACCGAAGGCAAAGAAATTACAGGCGATAAGAATCAGGCACAAACAATCAGTGGTGAGGAAAAAACCGCTGAGATATTTGACATCCGCAGG